CCTTTTTTGGCAGGCACAGCAGACGGCTTAGAAGCTTCCTTACGGACTTCTGGCTCAGCATCTTCCTCCACCTCGGCAGGCTTGGCTTTCGCTTTTGCCTTGGCCGCGATGGGCTCGTACGCTGGAGCATCTTCTTCCTTGGTCAACTCACCCATAGGGCGCTTACCGGGGATTGCCAATGGCGCAGGAGCAGGCTTTACACCATCAGAAGCGGCAACAGTCATGACGACTGCACGCTTGGCTTCATCGCTTTCGCCTTGAGCCTTGACGATCTCGTACTCTTCTGGAGTCAACCAACGATTAGGCGCGAAGTGCAGCTTGGGCGCTTCGGCTTTCGTGTCAAACTTCATGCGAGTCACAATCATCTCGGGGCTGATGGGCGGGTTCTGCATAGCCAAGTTGCGAGCAAAGGCTTGCAATGGGCGCTTGTCTCCGTCTTCCTTACCGAACACCGAAGTGGCTGGCAAAGTCAACTGCAATACTGCACCTTCAATGTTGTTCTCAAGCACCACAGCCAAGCGTTGTTGGTAGCGGCAGGCACGGCTATTGCCCTGACCTGAGCCTGCGATGTTCTGAGGGCACGACATGCAAGTTGTAGCTTGCTTGTTCTCAGCGGATGCGTCTGGGCGCTCACCATCGTTGCTCCAGCAGTCAGGGCCAGTGATGTTGTCACCGTCATAAGACTTAGCGTAGAAGATGCGGCTGACCTTGGGGGCAGCCTTGACGATGATGACGTCCAAGAAGCGTTCGTCGATAGCGGCAATCTCCTTGCCACCGGCCAGCAAACGAAACACACCACCTTTGATGGAGATGCGCTGTGTGCTATTGCCTACACCGCCACCCGTCAGGGCTTTGGCTGTCTCAGACAACTCATGGTTACGTGCGAATGAGGGAGCATTGGAAGGGTTAAATAGTGCGATATTTGTCATGATAAATTTACTTGGTTGGTTTAGTTACGCGAATCTCAAACTCCGTTACAGAGTTCAAGCCCGGCGGGAGAGAGCCCGGGTTCTCTTCGAGGTACCGTGCCATGTTGGTTTGCGCGATGCGTTTCTCCAACAAGTCCACGACTTCATGCTCAAGAATAAACTTCTTGAATGAGTCCCAGTCCTGCGTGTTGTAACGCGTCTTGGTCACCATTGACACAGTCCCAAAGGAAGTCTGCACGGACTTGACGCCCATGGACTTCATTTGGTCTTTCATCGCAAAGCGGACTTCATCTTGCTGTGCCTTCAGAGTTTCGATTTCGTTGTCGTACTCTTGCGTCAGCAGGTCGATGCGCTCCTTGATTTTGCGATAGATTTTTGCGAGCCTGTCCAGAGGTACTGGCTCTTGGGTTTCTTCAGACATTGTGCTTTCTCCTGTGTTGTTTTTGTCTAAGGTTTGACAGTTTACATAGATTTAATCGTGTTGCAACCCCCTTTCATGAATTTATTTCTGTGTCGAACATCTCTGTAAGTAAAGAGTTATCACTTACTTTGTCTTCTAATGCTTTAAACATCTTCTTCTCGATTGGGCTACCCTGAATGTGTATCACAGTAACCTTGTCGGAGTCTTGACCCTTGCGATCTGCTCGTGCTATGCACTGCACGTATTGCTCAACGCTCATGAGTGGCCCATAGAAAACCACTGTGTCAGCGGCAGTTAGGGTAATCCCGTGGGCACTAGCTTGCGGTTGCATCACCAACACGCGGGGGTCAGGTTCGCTCTGGAATCTGCGGATGGTGTCAGCGCGTTTAGGCGGCGTCACACTACCATGAATGCACTCGTTGGCGATGCCCTTCTTCAAGAGGTGGTTGTGTATTGAGTCGATGGTGCTTCGGAACAAAGCGAAGATGATGACCTTGCGTGTCGTCTCCTCCAAGATTTCCTCAAGCACACCAAGGCGAGGCGCTGAGTCAAACTCTACAACTTCCTTGTCGTCCGTGTAGGCCGCACCACAACTGATCTGCAACAGCTTGGATACGCCTGCTGCAGCGTTCACTGCACTGATCGTCTCGCCAGCCGCATACACCATCATCTTGTCTTTGAGCATGTTGTAGTACTTGGCTTGCTGTGGGGTCAGCGGGACTTCACGCGTCATGGTGATGACAGGCGGTAGGTCTAAGCACATCTCTTTGGTAAAGCGAATGGCCGGTTGCAGGGCTTCATGTACCAACTCGGGTGCGTTGGGTTTAGCCGCCCACTTAAACATCGTGATCTTGTGCATGACCTGATCGCGCCACGCAGTGAAGAACTTGGGCACACCATCAGGGTTGACGAGCTTGGCCAAGCCGTACGCATCCGCAGGGGACTGTGATGCGGGTGTACCCGTCATCATCCACAGGAATGTGTTGGGCTTGATGATGGACTTTAAGGTCTTCCAGCGCTTGGTTGTCATGGTCTTGTAGGCGTTAGCCTCGTCAACAATGATTAAGTCAAAGCGGCCATCGTTATTGATCTCGTCAGCGATCAGGTTCAACCCATCGTAATTTGCGATTACAAATTTGTAATCTTGCTGAACCATCTCGATACGCCGACTAGCCTGCGCATGGTGCGCGACGATGGCAGAGCGATGGATGATGCTGTTGTTTAGATCGCCAAGCCATGCAGACTGCATGATCGACAAGGGACACAGTATCAGACAGCGCTTGACTTCGCCGCGTTGCATCAAGTAGTCAGCCGCCCACAAAGCTGAGAGCGTCTTGCCAGTGCCCGGCTCACTAAACACGAAGGCTTTGCGATTGAGCGTTAAGAAAGATGCCGTATCGATTTGGTGAGCCATGGGTTTGTATTTACCCGGCCAGTTGTATCGCCTAGTGATAGGCGATTGAATGTTTTTAACACCTAGATTACGCAATACCCGACATTCATCAAGACCCCAGTACACAGCTACGTCGTAGCCGCCATCCATACGCTCGATGACTTTGTGTTTTGGGATTACCTGATATTTTTGTGGGTTGCGGGTGCGAAAGACAAGTGCTTTGTCCTCGATGATTTCCATGCTTTCTCCGTTTATTTATTATCTGATCGGTTCGCTGACTTACTTCGCATTCGAAGGTTGCCCTTCGTTGACGTACCGCCTGAGCGCATGGGCTTGATGTGATCCACATCTTTGCCGTCACCCTTGGTGGCAGAACCCGTCTTCTCCATCATCCGCCTAGCCTTGACTCGGCCTGCGCGTTTCTTGATCTGCTCGGGTGTGCCTTGGTAGTTGTCGTACTCACTGCGGTAGTTGCGTGTAGCCATGATTGCTCCTAATGTTTAACAGGGGGTTTAATTAAATCCATGATGGACTGCTCAGTCTCAGCGACCATGATACGTACTTTATTTTGCGCCTCAAAGTGGGACATTGCTGCTTGCTTTGAAAACTGTTTTGTGATGGTCACCGTGATGGCTCCATCGGACTTGCTATCAAGCATGACTTTGTTCTTATTCATCACGTCTTGCAGAGCCTCGGACATGTTGTTGGCTTTGGCTGTCCACACATTCACTGTGCGGCCTTCGTCTGAGTCTGCCACGATGTCAATTTCATAGGTGTGCATTTCATTCTCCTTAATGTTTTGGGTGATTTTCACAGGTTGTTACGGGACACCAAGGACACAGTGGTGAAGGTCTTGGGTTCCATACGCCTGTAGCATGCGCTTGCTCAATCCTAGCTACGCGTTGGCGATATTGCCACCACTCAGCATCGGCTTGGTCAATCGTATATGACGCTCTCACCATGTCATCCTTGACCACGAACAGCAACGCTGCGTTGACCTTTCGGATGTGTGGGAAGTGGGCAAACACCATGAGCGCCATCAGTTTAAGTTGCTCCCGATCTGGGTACTTGTTGTTGCCGGTCTTGTAGTCAACAACCCAACAAGTTAAGTTCTCGTCGTCCACAATAAGCAAGTCAGCAATACCGCGAAGCCATACGTCCTTGCCTAGAAACTCACAAGGTTGCAAGTCCACAGTCAATCCCATCTTGTGCTCGCACAGCTTCCTTCCGGGCTTGACGTTCAGGGCATCGAGTGTGTCCTTGATGTACTCAAACTCAGGCGGTATGGGCTTGCCTTCCTTGATGTAGAGTTCAGCCGCTTCGTGTAGCACCGTGCCGTACCGCGTCGCTTCAGTCTCTTGGAACTTGTAGTTCTTCAAGACCTTCACTTCGTGATACCTACGGGCGCAGCCTTCGTAATCCTTGAGAGATGAGTGGCTCCATGTAATCGGCTTGGTCATTCAAACTTCGCAGTCTTTATTGCTACTGTTAATCGGTTGGCAAACTGTGTGACAAACGCCTCGTTTTTGTTGAGATCGTACTGCCCCATGTCTTCCAGTATGGCGTGGACAACCTCATGCCAGAACGTGTCAGCCAACTCATCCTTGGTAAACCTACGCCCTGTGATGTTGCTGGTCTTGCCAAGCCGGATGCACTGCTCTGGATAGAACGTGCGCCCCATATCTCGGCGGTGAAGCATGGCTTCCACCACCTCCACGCTGTACCATTTCTTTCCCACACGCATACGCGTTGGTAATCTCATACTTTCTCCTTTTAGTTTTTTGCTAATCCATAACGACGATGCGCACCACCGTCAGCGTCCAATGGGATACCCTTCATGTAGGGCGGCTCCATAGTCATTTGAGCCAAGACCCAAGTCTTAGCTTCCTCAACCTCTGCCTCCGGCACAACAACGATCTGCTCGTCATGCACCGTTCCCGCCACAAAGTACCTCTTTGCGGTTCGTAGCATCCCATCCGTCATCACAATACGTGCAGTGCCTTGCACCACGTTGTTCGTGATCTTGCCTGCGTAAAGTTTGGTAGCGTCTGGCCCGTATATCCACTGGCTCCTACCTTTCTCGTCCTTCTGCTGTCGCAAGTCAGGGTAGAGCAAGCTCATGCCGTTAGGCAAGACTATCTCCCCCTTCTTGAAGGTAATACATTTATACACGAACTCTTTGCCGTCTGCAAGCGATGTTTGTATGAGGCCAGAGCACATGTCCCAGAAGCTCACAACGGGGTGCGCTGTAGCCCTGTACTTGTCGATGATTTTCTTGGCCGCCACGCAGTGAATTAGTAGCTCCTGATCGCTACATGTATGCGGTATCTCCATCATCTTGGTGTAGTTGTCGTCCCACTCAAGGAACTTGTCGATGTACTTACCGTCTACACCCAGCTTCTTAGCAAAGTCTTTCGAATACCGTTGCGGCGGAGCGCCAAGAAATCCGACAAGAAGTTGCGCCGCAAAAGCCGCCCACCCGAGGCCGTAGCCGCACCCGAGAAGCGCTGACTTTGCAGACTGGCGTAGGTCTGGATGAGACTCTTTGGTAAGCCCGGGAATATTAAACATCTGAGAACCGAACGCGGCATATGGGTCACCGCCAGCCCTGAAGATCGTGAGCATATCTTGGTAATCTGAAAGCCACGCAAGGACTCGCGGTTCAATCTGCGATAAGTCACCGACAACGAGTTGGTGGCCTTCGGGAGCCATAATCGCTTTGCGTAGGAACGAGCCTCGCTTGAGGTTTTGCATGTTGATGGCCGAGCCTTTGGCCGCCGTCCACCTACCCGTCTGCGCCCCGTAGTACGAGAGAGGTACGGGTAGGGCACCGCGTTGGCTGATGTCAAGGAATCGCTGAGCGCGAGTTCGTTCGGTGGTCGATTTAACCCGAAGACGCGCTTCACAAAGTAGGGCAACGTCTTCACGTTCACCGTTGAGGAGCGTTTGAAATAGGGCATCATTTTTAGCGAGGGCAAGCGCTTGCTTGCCAGTCGTCTTACTGACCTTGGTTGGCGGAACCACATTGAGTTTCTCAAGTAGTGCAGCAAACTTCGGGTTCGATGCCAGCGCAGTCTCTTCCACGCCGAGCTTTTGTAGTAGGGCTTCACGTTTTTCTTTCTCCTGTTCGATTGCGTTATGTAGCATGAGGGCGTCAAGCTGCAACACTGGGCGTGTGTACATCTTCAGCGTCATGTCGATGAGTCTGAGTTCACTGGACGGGTAGCCCTTGGCCAAGCGTTTGAATATCTCCTCGCACAAGTACACATCGTGTGCGCAGTAGTCAGCCAACTCCTTCTCCATGGCAGGCGTGAGTTCCGTGTAGCCGTTGGTGTTGTACACAGCCGTGCCCTTGGGCGGTAGCCCGAAAGCATCGGCCAGCTTCATCAATGAGTTTCCCACCTCGACGCCCCGTAGAGCACGAGCCATAGAAAGAGAATCAAAAATGAAGCATGGGTGCCAGTCATATACCCACTCCAATATAGACACATCGAACTGAGCGTTATGAGCCAGAACAGCAGTGGTCTTAGGATCATAGCAACCCAAGATGCGTTTGAGTTCGTCTCCTCTGTACCACTGGGTTGGTTTGTCTGATCCGTACTCATGGATGCAGGCTCCGAAGGCTTTGAATCTTGGGTCACGTATGTACTCCTCTGTTGTCATCTTGCTCAGTGTGTAACCTTCCTTGGTGTCCCAGTAGGTCTCGAAGTCGATGGTTATTATTCTGTCGTATGGTTTGGTCATGACTGACCCCTTGCTAGAATAGTGTCACGGTTATCAATACAAGCCGCCCATGCTGATTGCGCGATTGGGCTTGGTTCAAGCCCCGCATAAAAATCAGCGTGTTTCTTGCAAACTTCAGCACACGCCTCACGCTCGGCTAGGACTGCGGATTTGATCTCCTGCTTCATGCGCGCCAACTCGTCCGACATATCCTGCCGATTCATTGACATCACTTTCATGGTGTCGATCATGCTTTGAATGTGGTAGTTCAGAGTTCTAATCTCGTTTTCTAAAAACTCTTCTCGTGTTGCGTAAGTGCCAAGTTTTCTCGTGCTCATACATCCTCCACGCGCTCGTATGTCATCTCAAAGATGTCAGGCTTGCATGGGTAGTGCTCACCCTTTACGCCTGTGATGATCCAATCGCAAGGGGTGACAATGTGCTCCCCTTCAAGCGTGTAAACCTTACCAAAACCTTCTTCACGATCATGCTTTTCAACTGCGGGGTGGTCGCCCATCTTGAACCATTGTGTGGCCTCAATCACCACAGGCTTCTTTCTGAATTTCATTTGTTATCTCCTCTTGCTCGGATGTCGTTCACAATTTCAAATGCCCATACTGGTGACGTATATTGATAAGCCTCGTTTAAAACAATCTTTGCACACGCCTCACGCTCATGCTCAATCGCTAACTTGACCAACGCAACCAAGTGCGGGGTTGATACAGTCCACGTTGTGTAATGCTTGTTCTCTTGCACCACTTTGTGCAGTGCATCTAGGATTTCATCTTGTGTCAATTAAATTTCTCCTTGGGTGGTGCGTCGAGGACGTTGAGAAAGCCGAAAAAATCGTTTGCCGCCAACATGAGTTGCGACGCCTCCATCTCATTACAGTTTAGGGTAACGACTCCTGCGACTTGATCTTCAGCGCGTCCAATGATGAACACACCCTGTGCTTTACCTTCGCCATAACACATCACGATCTTGTGAATCAGTAATCTGAAATGGTGTTGCTCCTCATCTGACATGGCCTCGACCCTGCGTTCGAGTTCTTCCTCTGTCATTGAGAAGTCACCTTGTGCGTAACTCATTTTGTTTCTCCTTCAGTAATAGTTCTAGGTCTGGTATGTTGTGCTCACGGGCAATGAACACCGTGCCCCCTGCATTGAGAATCAAGTTAAGTTCCCTGTCTTGAAGGGCTGTAGTTGTGCCTTTGCCTGCTTTGCACTCGATGGCGATGAAGTGTCCGTCCATACAGCCAACGATGTCAGGTATCCCTGCACGGCCAAAGCCGTTAGCAGGGGGCATGAAGTGGTAGATGCCCAGCTTATCAAGCAGAAGCCTCACCGCTTTCTTCACTTTCCATTCCGGTGTATTCGCCATAGTAGTTCGCATTCATAAGTTCGTTGTAGTCAAAGTGTTCACCAATACAGTCAAGTATGGTGACGTCAGCGCCTTCGGTGTCAAACACGGTGTCGTTGTAGATGTACTTGTACTTGGGCACAGAAAGTTTGTTGTATGCAAACTCCAAGCCCATGGCTGTCGGCTTCCACAGCCCTGCCGTACGGCTCTTCACACCCTTCACAGGCGCATCCAGTACCATGCTCCAGTGCCGCAACGTACCTATCTGCGGGGCACGTAGCAACCAATCAGGGGCAGTGCGTTGTACGTCCACCCAACCATCCTCACGCGGGTCTTGTAGGCATAACCAGATCAACTGCCGTGCCATGGCAGCGCTGATACCGCGCCTGTACAGCTTACCCCACCTATCGCACACAGGGCAGTGACCGCCATCGCTCTTGATGACGCTGTTCCATATATGGCCAGCTTGCTCAAGCGTAGCGCCTTCGTACAGGCTGACGTAGCTGAGTTCTTCGCCGTCGTTTTCTGTCGCAAGTTCAATCATTTATTTCTCCTTTTCTTCGTTGTAAAAATACAGCGTCAGCAGGGTTGCTGATACGCGCCAGTTCGTTGTCGTAGTACTTCTTGGGCATGGGTGCTTTCTTGTCAAGGATAGTCCTCAACCATTCAGCCCCGCCAAGTTGCTGCAATATCATCCAATGCCTGTCAGACATTCGGACTTGTCGTCCCAGTAGTGGCTCTGGTGGTTTAGGTCTTGGCATTTTTTAAGTTCCTGCTTATTACTCCGTTGGCCCAGCATCTTGCGCAGTGCCATTTAGTTTGGCTCAGTTGAATCCCGCCCTCGGGTGGCTTCGACTCGTTGCACCGAGCGCACTCTTTGTACTTGTGCACAGGTTGCGTACTACCAATATCTAATTGCCGTCTGACAAAACCATTCATGTTTTCTCTTCCAAAGTTTTTTGTTTAGCTTCAACGCAATCTTGACAGATGAATCTGCGTAACCTACCGCCAAATCCATCCATCACTTTCTCTGAGCCGCCTTGACGGGGTTTGTTTTGTTGGCATTTCCAACACAGCAAACCCCGTTTATTTACCAACTTTGTAAACTTTTGCTGTGGGCTAACTGCAAAATTGTTGCTACCCATTACACTAAAAGCGCCTCCATCTTTCATGTTTTCATGTCCCTTATAAATACCACGAAGCTGTCGATCGTGTCTTTGCCAAACACAGTCATCTTCTCAATCTCACGCGCTACTTCTTCAAGCACAGCGTTACGCACCAGAGGGTCTGGCCTTATGTACATTTCGGGCTTGCCAAAGATTTGGTCGAAGTCTTCTTTGTTAAAAAGTGTGTCACTCATTATTTTCCTCCATGATTTCCATAAGTATGCAGTGCTTGACTATGTCCAACACGCCCAGCACCGTTGAAGCGTGTATCGAGCCTTCGTATTTTTCAATAGTCTTGCAAATTTCTTGGGTCAGACCCTCAATCAGTTCGGCTTGCAGTTGAGTCGAGTTCATTTCTGCCTCTCTTTCATCATTGCGTCTGCTAATTGATACGCAACGCTTGCAGCAAACGCGGCGTCTTCGTCGTCGTCCCAAAACCATTCTTTACCAAGTTCCCTGTTGTACTGCTGTGTGTTTAGCTTCACCGCAGTGGGCAATGCCTTGGCCGCAAAGTAGTCACGCAGGGTCATGCCCATAAACTTGTGACCATGATGGTTTTGATAGGGGAATGCGGGTTCGTCGTCATGTTTATCTTCCATCTTAGCCTCCAAACATTTCTTTGAGATGGCGGTACAAGTCGTGTGCCTGATACACAGTCATGTCTTTTAAGATATCTTCGGGCGACTTGACACGCACAAGCGAGATCATGCGTTTTTGTGCAGGTACATGTCCGCCCATGGCATAAGCTGCAGCATCAAGCGCATCTTGGCTAGGCACAGGCATATTCTCCAGCTTCTCTCGTAGCAACGCACCGATACCTGTCACGGCTCTCTTCTCGTACTTGCGCTTGGGTTTAATTTCTTCAGGTTTAGACACGAGGGTCAGGGTTTTCTTCTTGGCTTTCAGTGGGCGGTACTCGTCCACGATGGTGATGTACCTACCCCTATCGTCTCTCTCAGCTAACCCTTGCTTGGCAAACTGTGCAAGGAGCGAGCCCACCGAACTGTCCTTAAAGCCAAGGCGCGTCATGTCCGCGCATATTTCAGCCGATGTCAGGTTAGGGTTCTTCTTCAAGTAATCGAACGTGGCGCGGGTTACGTTGTTGGTAACGTCAAAGAAGCGTTTGCCTCGGGGCTTGGTGTTTGTTTGTGTGGTTTGCATGTCGTCTTTCTCCCAGTCGTTGATTGTGGTTTTTAGTGCGTTACTTAACGCGGTCTGCATGTCAGGCATTTGTATTTCCTCCTATTAAAAAAATGCCAATGATGATAAAGGCTATAAGCCCGATGGATTGAATTGTCACGAGCGTAAGCTCAGACAAACCTTGCCGATCCCCAAGCAAAACGCCTTGAATCCAGTCAGCTTCAGGCGTAGTTGGGGGCGGTGGTGGGGTGTAGGTTAGGCCAATCTTGACCTTCCCTGTGTCGTAGGGCGTTTGTTTTTGCATAGATTTCTCCTTATTTTACCCATTATTTGTCTAGGCTTAGACAGAAGTCAAGGGGAATTCCCCTAGAAAAGAGGTTGTTGATAGTAGTCAGAAGGGCCTCCAGTACAAGAGGTCAAGGGCCAGCACCATGACCGCTAACAAAAGTACTACCCGCTCGAATTTCTCATAGGGTGTCATCATGCCTCGTCCTCCTCATCTGCTTTTAATTGTTTGACCCATGCGTCAATGGCTTGCTCATCGTAGAAGGTGAGTATCCAGTCAGCCAACTCATGTACAGGGTTTTGTAGCAAGCAGTCGTACAGACGCTCCAATGCTTCCTTGCCGTAGCGTGCTTCAATTTCTTCTGGTGTCATTGTTGTGCCCCTTCCCACAAGTCAATCATCTTTAAGAAGCCAACGCCATTACGCGCCTGCTCGTACGATTCGTACAGCACAATCGAATCGCTATCGATGCCCACGCAACGGCCATCGCTCAGTAGGAGGAAGTCAACCATGCACCCCCCGCCCATGTTCTCGGTAAATGTTTTCTCTACGTACGTCATTTAAATGTCTCCTTGATGTAGTCGTTAGCTTCGCGCTCAGTGTCGAACCCTCGGTAGTCGCCGTTCTCATCTATCCACTCGCCCGAGAAATTCTTGCCAAAGATGACCCAGATGTCACCCACCCTCTCAGGTTCCCAACAGTTGCGGTCATTGAACCCTTCCATGTACAACTCATGCACGATCTTTTTGCATGTCGTGTCGTCGTACCCTGTCAGGCGTTCAAGTTCTGCGGGGTGATTCTCCTCAAGTAACTCGATGATCTTCTCTTTCAGTCGTCCCATTTCTTTCTCCTTTTCTTCTTCCTCGTATGCTTGTCTGTCAATCTTGCGTTGGTACTCAGCCAACAGGTGATCGTAGTATTCGCCTATTCCTTGCATGTCATTCTCCTTTGGTTACTTGTTCAACACTGTAAATATCCCAGTCCATAGCGAACGAGTATTTAAACTCGTCGCCATCCAAAGCGTTGGCGATCTGCCACGCTTGCTCCTCGTTCTCTGCCTCGATCTCCTTATCCAAATACGATATTGATCGGGCGATTACTTTGTACGTCTTCATTTCATTCCTCCATTAAAAAGATGCCCTTGTCTACACAAACGGCAAACAAGTTGTCGTCAGGGTAATTCTTGAACCCCGTAAACCCATGCAGTTGGATGTGTCGGAACACCTCCCTCTGCTCCTCAATGGTTCTGTCGAAGAACCACGCCACCTCGTAGTCAGCACAGGCATTTACCATCTGCGTCTTTGTCATTGCAGTCATTTGCTTTCTCCTTTAATAAATACACGGGGCAAGTCGATCATCCACTCATAGTTGTCCATGCCCGTAACTGGATCAACCTTGTACACATTGACGTTGTACCAACCATCGCATTCATCATCGAGACAGTGGATGTTGTACGAGTGCGTGTCTGTGCCCCACCACCAATCACCCTCTTTGATGATTTCATCTTTGTATTTGGCGATGAGGTCATCT